CCTGCCGACCGGCCATAAATCCGGTATGGCAGGGCTGCTCACAAATCTGGCGAAGGTTGCTTCCGGTGCGCCGACGCCGACACGCGCCAGCAAGGTTGCGGAACTTGCGAGCGAGGTGCAGGAGGGACTGCCTGCCTCTTCTTTCAAGACACAGAGGGCTGGCAGCGTCTACACGGTAAACCCCGACGGCACAACTTCGAGGCTCAAGTCGGCTTCGCTCGGACACGACGATGCCGGTGCAAAGGAGTCCAGTTCGCGCACCGTCTACGTGGACAAATCCGCCGCTGACGTTCTCGGTCAGATGTACGCAGCGGGGGCACCGAAGGGGAAGGAAACGACTGTCAACGTCTTGCCGGATGGCCGGGTCGTGATGGTGCAGTGGATGGGCAAGGGGCCGAACGGCGAGCCGTACGGCAGAAGGATCGAGAGATCGTTCGAGTCCCAGTCGCTGCCAGCGGTAGGGCTGCACCCGCTGGAGTTCATGGATCGCTCGCGGCACTTGGGGTCCGCGATTACGGAGATTCAGCGCTAATGGATTTCACCGGACGCAGGCAGAGCGACAACGTAGACGACCGCCGGAAGAACTGGCGTATCTACGAGGCATTCCGGCCACTGGACCCGCAGCCAGAGGTGGTGGCTGACAATCAGCACACCCGTGCTGTAGATCGCCTTGCCGACCATCTCCTGCGGACGGGAGTGGGGCCGAACCCGTTTGCTTCCGAGCCAGAGGGCGACGGGTATTCGGAGGATGAGATCAAGCGAATCTTTCGCCCGCAACCGCCGGACGCAGTTCCGGAAATTGAAGGTGACGTTCGAGACATGCGGAAGAGGCTCGCTGGGCCGATGTCCCAAGACGAGTTCGACGCCATCGTGTCCGGCAGCGAATACAAAAGCCCTCCGATTATCGGAAACCTGTTGAGGAAGTAATGGGCAAGAACTGGATCGGCCGAGAAGACAACTCGTTCGACGGGAGGATCGGTTCGTACGGAACCTTCCCGTCCATCGAGGGTGCCGTGCAGCAGATGACGGGCGTGACGCTACCGTTTGCCGACATGTCTCGTGGCAAGGGCAGTCTCATCGGGAATGCCGCCGTGCTGGCAGAGGGCGCCATGCGGAGGATGTCCGGCCCGGAGATGCCGCCCGCCGAGAACGCGATGACGCCGCAGCCGTCGGCATCGGCAGACAAGATTCGTCAACTCCGCGACCTGTATATCGCCAACCAGCGAGCCTCCGCTGGCAGGGGCAAGTCCTTCTACCCGAGTCAGGAGTAGGCAATGGCTGGCATCACCGACGAAGAACTCGACTCTTACCTCCCGCCACCGCCGTCGGCCCTGCCCTCGATGCAGCGGACGCCGGATGTCATCCGTGCCGACCACATCGTCCGGGACATCTACAACCGGCACAAGATCGAGCCGGGCACGCCGCTTGAGGACGCACAGGAAATGATCCTCATGCACGCCCAGTCTCAGGGCTTGCTGGACGAGAACCGCCAGCCCACGCACGCATGGGCCAACCCAGAGGAAGCGGCTGCTGCACAAGAGGCGTACGCCGCTCGTGGAAAGACGCCCGACGAGGTGCAGTCTCGCTGGGACGAGTCGATCTACCTCCTGCCGCCTCAGGGCTACGACTATCACCAGAACTACGGTCGTGACGCCTCGCTCCTCGAAGGTCTGGTGAACGCCCAGCACGCCACAGCGAAAGTCCCGGTAGCCCTTGCTGCGTGGGACGCGAGCAATAACGAGCCGCTGTTCCGCAAGAACTGGCGGCAGGGGACGTACGCCAGCATGGGCGGATTCGGGAACGCAGCGGCAAATGCGATCCACAACCCAGACTTGCCCTCTGGGCAACTCGTGAACATGAGCGATGTGCCGTACAACTTCCTCGCCATGCAGGGGAGCGGGGAGGCCGACACGACCGGCGACTCCTTCAAGACGGCAATGGGCGAGTACCGCCGTCGCGATCAGAACCGCATCGGCCAGCCCGCTCCGATGCTCGACCTCCCGGCGAACGCCAGCAAGGAGGATAGGGCAGCCAGACTGCGGGCGCTCCAGCAGGAGACATCCGCAGCAGCCGTCCCGACTGCCGGTGAGCGGTGGGAGCGGACCACCGGAATAGTTCCGCCTCCTGCCGTACGAGACACGGGAGACGCCGTGCTTGCCACGCTCGACGGCACGCAGTTCATTCCCGGTGCGACGCTCGTGAAGGGTGCCATGAAGGGCGCTGGTCGTACGGCTGCTGCTGGCGTTGCCGGAGACATGGTGACGGACGGCCTTGCGTCGGCAGCCCTGACGGCAGGGTTTGGACAGAAGCCGGAACGCACGTGGGCACAGTATCTAGGGTTTTCGCCAGAGGCCGAAGACGATGTGACCATGAAGAGTCCTGAGGAAGTCGAGGCAGCGAAGCGTGCGCGGGAGCAGCAGTACGACCGGACGGTAGGAAATGCGGGTGTATCTACAGCGAGGGCAGCCGCCTACAAGAGATTGCAGGAGTCGGGCAAGGCTCCAATCTTGAACAGGTGAGGCGCACTCATGTCGGACGAATCAGCGGTCATGGACGACACGTCGGTAGACACAAGCACTCCGGAAACGAGCGACACCAGTGCGGCACCTGCACCAGAAACCTCGACGCCGCAAGCGTCTGCACCCGCTGCACCGGCGCAGCAGTCGGTGTGGGATGCCTTCAAGGCTCTCCCTGACTTCAAAGGGGCTGACGATGTGGCGATTGCTCGCCGCCTCTACGCCTCGATGGAGCGAGAGAAAGCAGCAACACAAGCACTTGCCCAGTATCAGCAGTACATCCCCTACGCCCAGCAGTACCTCCAAAACCGAGAACCCTTCGAGCAGTGGCTCGCCTCCCAGCGACAGCAGCCCCAACAGCAGCAGCCCGTAGCGGAGCAGAAGACCTCCGCCGCTGAGGCGATGAAGCGTTGGTGGAACCCGCCGGAGGTTCGCGAGTCGTACAAGCAGTATCTCGTGAAAGACGAGAACGGCCGTGAGGTGATTGCGGAGAACGCTCCGCTCGACGCACGCCACGCCCTGTACGAGTACCAGAAGTACAAGGCCGACTTCGCCCAGAAGTTCCTCACCAATCCTGAGGAGGCTCTCGGGCCGATGATCCAAGAGCAGGCCAAGAGCATTGCTCAAGAGATCGTGCAGAAACAGTTCGAGGAGGTGCAGCGTCACCAGTACGTCTCCAATCTGGAGAAGGAGAACAAGGACTGGCTGTACGACGAGCAGGGCCAGCCCACTGCGGAAGGTCTGGCGGCGAATCAGTACATCGACAAACTCGCAGAAGCGGGCATCGGGACGCCCGAACAGCGTTGGGAGTGGGCCACGATTGCAGTGGAACGTGACCTGCTTGCGAAACTCGTGGAGCAGTATCGTGGCAACCAACAGCGAAGTGCGTTTGAGGCTGGATTACCGCAGCAAAACGCACCTGCGATGCCGCAGGAAACTGCTCCTGCTGCGCCTGCTGACGCTGCACCGGATGTCTCAAGTCAGGCGCAGAAGGACATAGAGTTTCTTAGAAGGGAAGCCTCTCGCAATCCAAGTCGGAGTGCGGGCGCGGGCGACCCGAGAACACCACAAGCACCCCTGACCTTTGAACAGCGTCTCGCGAAGCAACTTGCGCGTGACGGTCTTTCTTGAAAGGTAATACGAAATGGCGTCGAGCGTAGATTGGGCCCGGTCAATTGGCACAACTCTGACCCTTCATTTGAAGGAAGAAGAGCAGACCACCTTCCGTAAGTTCAAGGTCTTCGCCGCGCTGCAAGCGAACGGCAACGTCGCCATGAATCAGGGCGGTCGTGGTTTCGACTGGCAGGTCCGCTATCGCAACGTCCCCGTGTCGTCGTACACGGGTGAGTCGCCGCGAGTCTTCGCTCGCCACGCGCTCTGGCAGCGTGCGACCCTCCCGTATCGCGGCTACACCGTGACGGATCAGGTCAGCAAGCGAGAGATGCTGGAGAACAGGGGTCAGGCCCAACTCATCGACGTTGCCGGGAAGATGGCGAACCGTCTTCGCGAGAGCATCGAAGAGCACCTCAGCAAGGAAGTGTTCGTGGACGGCAATGCCGCCGGGAACGAGAACCGGTGGCACGGCCTTGAGAGCATGTTCTCCGTGAACGGCACGGTGAACGTCTCGACGGGTGCCCAGCGTGCGGCCAACGCCGCCGATCCCTTCGGCTTCCCGAACGACGAGTACGCGGGCCTCAAGTGCGGTCTGGGTCAGTACGCTGGCTCGCAGACCGGCAGTGGTTCGTGGCCCGCCGCTGCGGCCGATCCGGAATACGATTTCTGGGCGCCGCTCGTCTGTAACTACACGAGCACCTTCTTCGGCGGTGCGACCGCCACGTGGAAGGATCAGTGCATCGAGGCGATCCGCACGGCGACGAACCATGCGAAGCGCAACGACACGAAGGAGAATCAGATCGACATGATCCTCCTCGACCGTGCTCTCTACATCCAGTTCCTCAACCGGCTGGATTCGCGTGAGCGTGCCATCGTCTCGAAGACCAACGGCCTCAAGTCGTACGGCTTCGACACGGTGGAGATCGACGGCATCGAGGTGGCGAGCGACTACGGTTGCCCGTCGGGTGTCGGGTATGCCCTCTCCATCGGCAACATGGAGATGAAGGTCATGACCGGCCAACTCCTCGAAGCGGAGGGACCGTACTACAACGAGGAACTTTCTTCGTACCGGTACGCCGTGTCGGTTCTCGCCAACATCAAGATGAAGTCGCCTCGCAACTTTGTGAAGTTCGCGGCCCTCGCCTAATCCCCTCAAGCACGGAGAAAGTTAGAGAACATGAGTACGCTGACTGCTGATCCCGGATTCGGTCGAGGCCAGACGCTTGGCATCACCGTCAAGTTGTACGAGGCCGAGAATGGCGACGGCTCGAACATCGTGGGCACCCGCAAGGTGTTCCGCGACGAAAGCCCTGCTGGTGTCATCAACAGCAACCGCACCGTCGAGTGCATTGCTGTGAAGAACACCAGCGGCTCGGCCCTTCTGCCCGGCTCGGTGGCGAAGTTCAAGGACTCCGCCATCCTGACGGAAGTGGACGGCCTTGCCACGACTTCGAGCGCCCTCATGGGCATCGTTGACGAGTACCTGCCTGCTGCCGGTGTGGCTGACGGCGAGGTGTTCTGGCTGGTGGTTCGCGGCCCCTCGACGGTGACGAAGACCTCGACCAGCGTTTCGGCTGGTGCTGCTTATGGCCTGTCGGCTACCGCCGGTTCGGCTGCGGCTCAGAGCACCAACCCGCTGCTTGGCTACGCCATCGCGACGAGTGCGACGACCTCCGGCCGCATCCTCGTGCGGACGGCTGCCGGTTTCTGATTCTTGTCCGTAGCGTCGTGACGAGTGGCCGCAGGTGGGGAAGGGACGCCCTACCTGCGGCCTTTTCGTTGGAGTGACCATGCAGAACCAGCCAACCCCGATGACGCAGTTCAAGGACGACCGGGCGTCCATCATGGAGCAGTTGCAGAAGGCGGGCCTCATGGAGATCGAGGAACTCAACGAGTTCCGCTCCAAGCAGGAGGCTGGGGCTGGCAAGTTGCCGCCTCCCCGCACCGGTATGGCCCCGATGGTTCGCTCCGTTCCGCAGGCCGACCGATGAGTGACCGCATCCGCAAACTGCGCAAGGAAGTGTGGACCCGCAAGGAGGGCCAAGACCCGGATGGCGGACTGAATGCCGCCGGTCGTGCCTCCTACAACCGCGAGAACAACGCCAACCTCAAGCCGCCGCAGCCTGAGGGTGGGCCACGACGGGATTCCTTCTGTGCCCGCAGTGCAGGCCAGATGAAGATGTGGCCCGAAGCGGCAGCAGACCCAGAGAGTCGCCTCCGGAAAGCGAGGCGCGCATGGAAGTGCTAGTCGTCAAGCGAGACTGGGGCGGGCCGTCGAGAAAGTGCCCCGACGCTTTCGGTCGGCTGCGGTGCAGTAAGTGTCGCACGTGGAAGCATCCGGAAGAATTCAGCCGCAACAAGAAGCAGACAACGGGCGTGAACTACGCCTGTAAAGAGTGCATGCGCCCAAAGACGCGCAAATATAACCTTTTCGCCAAATACGGGATCAGTGAGCAAGCGTACTTAGCGATGGTCGCGAAGCAAGGCGGCAAGTGTGCGTGCTGCGGACGCGAGTTCGTAGACGGTCGCCACTCAACACGCGCCTGCGTCGATCACAACCACACGACCGGAGAGGTCAGGGACGTGCTGTGCGGCCGGTGCAACATAGCGGCTGGCAATCTGTCCGACAGGTCGGACCTTGCCGAGCGACTTGTTGCGTACTTGAAAAAGTGGAACTGCTGACATGAGCGAGAAGGTCTGCACTGACTGCGGTGGGACTTTCCCACTTTCCCCCGACCACTGGCGGAAGAAGAAGTCCGGCGAGTGGGATGTCCGCTGCGTCATCTGTCGTGCGAAGGCGAACAGGGGCAAGAAGGTCAAGCAGAAGACGCAGGACATGAAGGCCATCGAGCAGGGTGCCATGAGCACCTTTCTCAAGGCTGCCCAGCGTGGCGGTGAGAACATCCCGCACTCCAGCGAACTGCTGGAACGCCTCATGGACTACTTCGGCGGGAGTTCCGGCTTCGCCGCCATGATGGTCAAACAGTATTTCGATGCCCCTCCCGGTGGTGCCCACCGCACCAAGTTGCTGGAGGGGATCGTGAGGCTGGTCACGAAGAACACGGAACTGGGTGGTGCCAAGAAGCCTCTGGCCCAGTGGACGGACGAGGAGATCGAGTCGGAACTCGACCAGCGTCTTCGCAGGATCGCAGTGAGTTACGAAGGGAGACTGCTCGATGTCCAAATCACGCCGCCGCAAACCCCCTCAGATTTCGCCGCTGCCTTCGGTCAAGCGACTGGGCGAGTTCCAGAAGAACGAACTCAAGGAGATGCAGGCGGAATTGGCGAGCCGCCGGATAGAAGCCTTACGGCTCTACCGGCCCACGCCAACGCAGGAGAAGGTTCACCGGAGCACGGCGAGTGAAATCCTCGTCATCGGTGGCAACCGTTCCGGGAAGTCGCTCTGCACGTTCGTAGAGGACGCCCGTGCGGTGTGCGGCAAAGACCCCTATGGCAAGTACCCAGAGAAGGACGGCATCCTCGCCATCGTCGGCAAGGATTGGAAGCACATCGGACTCGTGGTCTACCCCATGCTGTTTATGGCTGGGGCGTTCAAGATCATCAAGGACGAGCAGTCTGGAGAGTGGCGTGCCTACAACCCCGTCACCGATGCACACCGGGAGAAGGAAGCGAAGCCAGCGCCGCCACTCATCCCGCCTCGCATGGTCAAGAAGAAGTCGTGGATTCTCAAGTCGGCCCGCTACATCCAGTCCTGTGAACTGACGAACGGCTGGCAGATTTACTTCTTCTCATCCGAAGGCGAACCCCCGCAGGGTTGGAAAGCCTCACGTGTCCACATTGACGAGGATGTCAACAACGGCGATGCGTGGGTTCCGGAAATGCAGGCCCGCCTCTCCGACCTTCGCGGAGTGCTGTCGTGGTCGGCTATGCCGCACTCCAAGAACGACTCGCTCCAGAACCTCGCAGAGCGTGCGGACAAGTTGGCGGAGCAGGGCGTCGAGAACCCCAGCATCGTCAAGTTCGTGCTCCGGTTCCTTGATAACCCGCACATCCCGGACTCTGAGAAGGCCAAGCGTATCGAGGCGTGGTCGGCGCTGGGCGAGGATGTGCTGCGGATGCGTAGCGAGGGCGAGTTCATCAGCGACTCGATCCTCTGCTATCCCACGTTTGCCATGCACGTTCACGGGTACGACCGCACGGAACTGGAGAACCTGACCGTCCCGCCGGACTGGTGTCGCTACCTCGCCATTGATCCCGGCCATGCCGTCACAAGCGTGCTGTTCGCCGCCGTGCCACCCGATGAGTCGATGCTGCTCATCTACGACCAACTCTACATCCGCAACTGCAACGCCATCGTCTTCGGGGAGAAGATGAAGGAGAAGTGCATGGGGCAGACGTTCTATGCGTTCTTGATCGACATGCACGGTGGACGGCTGCGTGAGATCGGCTCCGGTCGGCTCCCGGTCGAACTGTACACGGAGGAACTCAAGAAGCAGGGGGTGTCCTCAGAGACAACGGGGCACAGTTTTCTTGCTGGCTGTGATGACATACAGGCCCGCATGTCCGCCGTCCGCAACTACCTCCATATCCGCCCGGAGGGGAAGCCGACGCTCCGGGTGCTGCGGAACGCCGTCCCGGACTTGGAGCGGGAATTGCGGCGGTACAAGCACAAAACCCAGTTGGTGGGCGGCACCTACGTGGTCACAGATCAGCCCAACACACGAGGCGAAGTCCACGCCTGCCAGTGTCTTGAGTACCTCTGTGCCTATCGACCTCGATACCACAAGCCTAAGGTGGAGGCCGGACCAGAACCATGGTACGTCGAGTGGATGCGGAAGCGCAAGAAGCGTCTCTCCGCAGAAGCCGAGAACTTCATCTTTTTAGGCCCGCAGTCAGGAGCGAAGTATGGAAGCCGAACCTTTTAGCCCGCCGTCCCTCCGTATCGGTGACATGGTGTACTGGTATCACGACGCCCTGTCCTGCAACAACCCGTGCTTGGGGTGGATTTCCCAGCCGCCGGGTGTCAGCACCGTCAACATCATCGTGTTCACGCCGTTCGTCGGATTCCAAGAGAAGCCGTCGGTTCGCCACAAGGACGATCCCGGCCTCCAAGAGAACGCCGACTGGCGGCAGTGGGGAGCGTGGGAGTACGCCCCGCAGACGGCTCAGTTGAAGAAGTTGGACAGTCTCACCGCACAGATCGCCAGCCTGACGGAACAGGCGTCACTTGCAAGGAAGCAGAACAGTGGAAACAAGGTCGGGTGAAGATGCCCTCCGGGCCATTGCGGCGGGCTGGTTGAAGAAGATCGAACTGTCTCTCAAGCACAAGCGCCCCTTCACGGAAGACGCGAAGGAGGCGATGTGCTTCTTTGACGGCCCGCACAACTGGTTCTGGAAGGACACCTACGCCCGTCACGAGTACGGCTACAACCGCACGATTGCGCCGCCCGCCTTCCGGATGCAGTGCAACCGTGTGTTCGAGGCCGTCAAGTTGTTTGGCAGCGTCATCTATCACCGGAATCCCATCCGGCAGGTGACGCCTGCCCGCTATCCGTTCATCACGCCGGAAGTCATCGGCGTTGTGGACGACCAGAGCATGATGGCCTACCAGCAGGCTGCGCAGGAAACGGTGCAGCGGACGGAGGTTCGCAAGGCGGCGAGCCTGCTCATGGAGCGGCTGCTGAACTACACGCCCAATGAACTCGACCTCAAGACGCACAGCCGTCGCGTCGTGGACGAGGCGATCATCAAGGGCATGGGCCTGTGGTGGACGGAACTCGTTACCCTGCCCGGCTCTGGCGTGGCGTTGGTCGGTTCGTTCGCGGACAGCGTGGACAACTTCACGATGGACCCGGACGCCACCGAGATCGAGGACATTACGTGGTGTGCCCGCCGTTGCGTCCATCCCATCGACGTAGTGGCCCGGCAGTATGGATTGGACAGAGAGCAGTTGAAGGGGCACCTCGAAGGTGCCAAGCCCATCGACCGTGAAGCCGACGACCAGATCTTTTCCGACGAGGAGTACCCGTACAAGGGACGCCGGGTCGGCAAGAGCAACGAGTTGGTCACGTACTGGAAAATCTGG